AGCGGTGTTCGATCATTCGAGGGTATCGATGTCGCGTGGTGCGAGGAAGCGCAGGTTATCTCCAAGGCTTCATGGGGTGTGCTAATCCCGACAGTTCGCAAGCCTGGCAGCCGCATTATGGTGACGTTCAATCCAGAACTCGACACCGATGCGACATACCAGATGTTCGTCACAAATCCACCGCCAGATTCGATAGTTGTAAAAGTCAACTATGACGACAATCCTTGGTTTCCTGACGTGCTCCGTAAGGAGATGGAGTATCTGAAGGCAACCGATCCCGATGCTTATCTCACGACATGGCTGGGACATTGCCGACAGACGCTCGATGGTGCGATATACGCACGGGAAATACGGGCAGCAACGGAAGATGGCCGCATTACCAGAGTTCCGTATGATCCCACCAAGCCGGTTCATTGTTTCTTTGACCTCGGATGGGCAGATAATACGTCTATATGGTTCGCTCAGATCGTTGGTTTTGAATACCACGTCATTGACTACCTTGAGGGTTCGCAACAGCCGCTGAATTTCTATCTGCATGAGCTGCAATCGCGCGGCTACGTGTATGGCAACGATTGGTTGCCGCATGATGGACAGAGCAAGCAATTGGGCACTGGCCGGTCTGTTGAGGAAATGATGCGTGCGGCCGGTCGCGCGGTGCGGATTGTGCCTAAGCTGAGTGTGGCGGATGGGATCAATGCAGCTCGCACGGTGTTCGCCAATTGCTGGTTTGATGCCGAGCGGTGTGCTGATGGGCTGCAATGCCTGCGACGCTATCGGTATGAAATAGACGACATGGGCCAGCTCAGTAAGATACCTCTGCATGACGCTGCATCGCACGGCGCAGATGCGTTTCGCTATCTCGTGCTTGGCTTGCAGGATCGCGCCAGTCCGAAAGTGAGGAAGTTCGTTCCCACGTTCGTCCCTGGCCCGCAAGCATGGATGCGGCGATAAGTGAACCGCGCTGACACAAAGATTCTGGACGAAGCCAAGGAACGCTTTACCCATTGCGAGGATTGGGAACGGCAGTTCCGCCAGAACTATAAGAACGATATGAAGTTTGCGGAGGGCGATAGCTATAACGGCTGGCAATGGACGGAAAGCTACGTCAACGACCGCAACAAGGAAGGCGCGCCGTCGCTTACCATCAACAAGGTGCGCCAGCACAATCTACAGATTGTGAACGATGCGCGGCAGAACAAGCCGCAAATCCGCATTCAGCCGGTTGCCGACGGCGCGAGCAAGGAAGCGGCGCTGGTGTTCGAGGGCGTGTGTCGCCACATTGAGTATATCAGCGATGCTCAGACAGCCTATGATACCGCGACGTATCATCAGGTTTATGGCGGCATTGGCTATATTAGGGTTGTTACTGAGTATCCCGATACTGAATCTTTCGATCAGGAAATCTATCTCAGACGAATCCAAGAGCCATTGTCGGTATACCTCGATCCTGACATTCAGATGTATGATGGATCGGATGCGCGATATGCATTCATCTTTAAGAACATGACGCCAAAGGTTTTCGATGACAAGTATCCGAAGTGGAAGGGCAAGGTCGGATACGATGTGCTCGGTGCCGATGATGATTGGTCGAATAAGGACAATGTGCGCGTAGCTGAGTATTTCCGCCGCTCGGATGTGTCCGACGCGTTGATGGAAATGCCGGCGAACCTGCATCCTGACATGCCGCAAGGTGGCATGGTCAAGCGGTCCGAAATCATGCCGGAATGGGTTGAGCAGTTGGATGCGATGAAGGTGCGCTCGCGGCCCATCAAGCAGCCACGTATTGAATGGTATAAGATAGCTGGGGATCAGATAATTGAGCGTGGTATCTGGCCTGGCTCTTATATTCCGATTGCGCGTGTGGTTGGCGAGGAAACTATCATTGATAGCAAATTGGATCGAAAGGGTCATACTAGGGCGCTGATGGATGCGCAGCGTATGTATAACTATTGGTCGAGCAGCGCAGTTGAGCACATTGCGTTGCAGACCAAGAGTCCCTGGCTTGTGCCAATGGAGAACTTGGAGGAATTCGAGGCATATTACGCCAACGCTAATCTGGAGAATCGCGCATTCCTGCCGCATAAGTCCTACGATGAGCAAAACCGGAAGCTAGACCAGCCGACAAAGATTCCGCCACCTGTCATGCCATCGGCTTATATGCAGGGCATGGAGACTGCGGCGAACGAATTGCTAATGGCGAGCGGGCAGTATCAGGCAGAAATGGGCGAGCCTGGGAATGAGCGGTCTGGGACCGCGATTAACGCCCGGCAACGGCAATCTGATAACGCGACGTATCACTATGTTGACCATCTGTCGCAGTCGATAAGGTTTCTCGGCCGCATGATGATCGATCTCATACCGAAGATTTACGACACGCCGCGCATTCTGAGGATTTTGGGCGAGGATGGCACGGAAAAGCATGTGCAGCTCGATCCGAATGCACAGAAGGCGATGCAAGGAGACTTGGACCATCCTAGCGATGCCGACATAGGGGCTATTTTCAATCCCAACATCGGTCGATATGATGTAGTGGCCGATATCGGGCCGGCATATGCGACGAAGCGGCAGGAAGCGTTCGCTGGGTATCTGCAAATCATGCAGAAGTCGCCTGATCTGATGGCAAAAGCGGGTGATATATTCTTCGGACAGTCGGATATGCCTGGTGCCGATGCGTTGTCGGAGCGGTTGCAGAAGTTTTTGCCGCCGAACATCCTTGATAAGAATGCGCCGGACCCGCAGGTATTGCAGTTGCAGCAGCAGTTGCAGACACAGCATGCGGCGGCATCGCAAACAATTGCCAAGGCTGGGCAGCAGGTGCAGCAATTGACGTTGCAGGTCGCGAGCAAGCAGGCTGAGAATGCGCGCAAGGATGCCGAGGTTAAAATCCGCATGGCGGAATCGCATTTCTCGCAGCAGTTGGAAGAATACAAGGCTCAGACTGCTCGCATGGCTGCGGCGGCTTCGGCTGATCCTGCGATGATGAAGGTATTGCTGCGGGAATTGGGCTCGCATGTGGTGCAAATGCCGATTGTGCCGTTGATGGCTGAGCACGCGTCGGCGGAACAGGACATGATGCCGGAGCCGGAGCCTGGGACTACGAATGGAAGCGGGCAAGCGGCGCAATGAATGTGCTAGAGGGCTTAGGTATGGCTATTTTCGTTGCAGGACATAAATTTAATTCTCTGCGCCCCGGCGAACAGTGCATTGGGGAAGATTGCAAGGGTGTAAGCTCGCTGGTTAACCTTACATCGCTGGCGGATGTGTTGCAGATGAATGACGATGGAATTGCGCACTCCGGCTTGCTCAATGAGCGCGAGATTGGCGAGATTAAAGGTGCGCGCGATCAAATCCGGCAGCAGAGGGAAGAGATTTTGAAAGTATGAGCAAGACAGAAGCACGTAGGGCGCTCTTCGTGTCGAGCCTGATTGCTGCCCAGCAATCCCAGGCTAAAGCCGGCAGGGAAATTGAGCAGTGGATTCGGGCGCTTGGCAATTTGGACAAAGAGGATGCGGGCGCAAAGCTGCATTGGACCGGAAGGGGCTATGAATTACGATGAGCGAGACTGAAACTGCCGCCCCGCAGGAAGGCACAGAACCGTCCGCGCCGGCTGCTGGGGAGGGCGTGCCTCATCAGCCGGAGCCTCAGGAGCCGTCCAAGCCGGCAGAGCCTCTTGAACAGGCTCCGGAGTCCCCCAAGGAGGAGCCACCTAAGGAGCAATGGTGGCAGAAGCGAATTTCCGAAATTGCCCGTCAGAAGCACGAGGCGACCCGGAAGGCTGAGCAGGCCGAGCGCGAGCGCGACTTCTATCGCCAACAGGTCGAGCAGCGGCAGGGCCAAGACCCCAATGCTCAGCCGCAGCCCGCGCGGCCTGGTGTGCCGCTCACCGAGCAGCAGATCGAGGAGCGGGCGAACGCCATTGCGGCGCAGCGCGAGTTTGAGCGAGCCAGGGACAAGACGCTTGCTGCCGGCAGTCAGAAGTTCGGCGATCCGGCTTTTCTGGCAGCGTGCAATACGCTCGCGAGCCTGGGAGCCAATGAGATTCCTGCGTTCATGCAGGCTGTAACGGGCCTCGATAGCGGCGCCGATGTGCTACAGCATCTTGGCACGCACCCGGAGATTGCCGCGCGTATCATGGCGATGCCGCCTGTTCGTATGGCAGTGGAATTGGGGAGGTTGGAGGCACGCGTTACAACACCAGCACCAGCCAAGCCATTGTCGCGCGCTCCGGCGCCGATTGCACCGCTTGAGGGTGGTGTAAGTCCATCGGAACCGGACATTTACGATCCAGAAATCTCGAACGAGCGGTTTATTGCGCTCAGAAACAAGCAGGAAAACGCG